CACCCTTTGCGTTCTGTCCTTCCTTCCGTTGCCATGCTGGGGTCTTCATTCGATCTCCCTGTCGGCCTTTACGGGGTCGACGTAGAACGGTCTGTCGGCTGGTGCGCCCGGACTTAACGTCCTGCTGGGTGATGCCGGGGCGGTTGTGCGTTGAGTGCGGATCGCTTGAACCCGTGCTGTGATCGCGGCCACCCCGAGGGTTTGGCGAGTGCGCTGCATGGGATCGAGTTCGGTGTCTCCGGTATCGCCCAGCCTAACGGCCACGCTTCAATTCGCTCCTGACGCTGTCCCTGAATGCTTTCGCTGTAGGCGCACCCTTAGTACCGGGCTGGCGCATCTTCTCGCCGCTACCGGCTTTGATGCGCTCCCGCTTAGCATGGATGTTAGCCCAGAGACCCTGTTTCATATCTCGATTCTATGCTGCTGGTGGCGGGTCGTCTACGGGGTCTTGCGGCTTGCGTACCCGAGCGCCTCGCTTGAACTCCAGCACCTCGGCCTTCGGCGGCGGAGGGTTGCAGTCGGGACACCTGATCCAGTCACCCATCCCGTCCGAGATCCAGCCTGCCGCATTACAGCTCGGGCAGGGCGCAAGTCTGATTCCGTCGTTCATCACTGCAGCCTTGTTTCGTGTTCCTTTAAAACGTCACGCGCCCACTTCGAGGGGCCATCGTCATCCTTCCAGCGCGAGATCCGACGCAGGACTCTCTCGTATTGTTTCATCGCATGCCATGTGATCGCGAGTGTCACCACTACATCGATCCCGGCCAGCTCCTCATCTGTCACGTCGTCCTCGACCTGATACATCGCCATCGCTCCGCAAGAAGGGCGGTACCCAATCGTCGCCGAAGCCGTAGGGTTCTGGCAAATCGCTTTCGACCCGAACTATTTCTCGGTGAACTGCTGCTAGTTCTTGATTTAGTTTGCGAACCTTGGCCCACAGCGCCTTGATTCTTTCGGGCTTCGTCAACGGCTTGATTGACAAACTCGACAATCTTTCGGAATTCATAATGTTCCTGTATGTAAATGTGGCGTTTGGAATTTCTACAGCGGTTCTTGTATTCGACTCCGCAGATTCTGCACCGGGCCATATTCGCTGATCCTGACTATGACTTCGCCGTCGCCCTTGGCATCGTGCCGCAGTATCGACAGCGAGTCGATTTGACTGTCGTCCTCGATCACATCTGCTGCCACTATCGCGTCGAGTAACGCCTTCGTGATGTTATCGAGATCGCGTCTACGCTTGTCAGGCGGGTAAGCATCAATCGATACAGCCAATCTTGAACGTATGTTTTCTCGTGGTATCCCTTGCTCTAGTATCCGATAGGCTACAGTCTGTCGGTAAAGCCTTCCGTCCTGCGAGACTACCGTGCGGCCGCGGTAGTTGCGCCAATAGTGGTTTACGCTCGGTGGCCACGGCAATCTAATCTCGATCATTGCGGTTCCTCAGAATCTTGGATCGGCCTTCGCGTGTCGTCACCAATTGCTGCAATGCGTTGCAATCGATGTCGAGCATGTCGCAGATCCACCGAACGCTGCCGACGTGCTTCTGGTGCGAAAACATCCAGTGCGTTGCAGCTCGGTGTGATCCTTTCTTGTTCATGTCTCGAACCGCAATCCAGATCACCGACGCCCACAGCCTGCGATACGGATCAGCAAACTCGACCTTCGGGTCGGAATCACTATCATCGATTCGTATCACGCGGATCTTTCCCTGCCAGCATCATCGAGTACCACAATAGCTTATTCGCATCCTGCTCGGCTGAGTCTTTTAGACCGAGCCGCCAGTTGTATTTAGCGATCTGGCCTCGAAGGTAGCCGCGCCACTCGGCTGGTGATAGTTGCGCTTGAATTGCGTCGATGCACTCAATGTCGCCGGTCTTGTAGTGCAGCGGATTGATAGCGTCGTTTGTCATGCCAAATCATCCGCATGAATGGCGTTCAGCGCCTCTTGAATTTTTGCAGATACTTTCGGCCAATCCTTTGCGTGGATCGAAGCATTGATCTCGATAGTGCTGGCGTCTCCAATGCAAGAAACCATAAATATCACTTCGCCGTTTTCATCACAGCCTTCAAATTGTAGTGGAAGCATATTGATTTTCACGCTAGCGCCCTCTCTTTGAGTCTGCGAACACCGATATCGCCGAACAGTTCTCGAACAAGTCCGACGATGTGGATGTCGCCGTAGACCTTCTTCGGTTCTGACTTGCGGATCAGATCGCCGACGTGGTGCTTCAGGAAGTCGCGCTTCTCGGCATAGTCAATCGAGCCGCGGTTCATGTTCAGTCTGGCAAGGTACGCATCTGCAAGACGCAAGCGACCGATAGTCGTCTCGACGATCTCTTCCCACATGCGGATGTTGTCATTCATCTGATGCTCGAACCGAGCCTCGTCAGCGGCTTTCTGCTTGTCAGTCTTTTCGGGTTTCTCACCCGGCTGCAGTTTGCCTTTGCGTAACTCGAAGAGGCCTTGCCACTGGTTGCTGATGGATTGGTTGACGACCTCGGCCTGATCAGCACCGTACTTAGAAAGCTTGAGAGCCGCGGCATGCAGCGAGATTTCCTTCAACGGTTTGCGTATCGCTTTCCGGTATGCAACCCATCGATCCCAAGCATCCTGATCCAATCCCTGTATGTTCATGTCCATATCTATCTCCTGTTATTTATTTCGCCAATCTGTGGAATCCCAATTACCTTTTCCATGATTGCATTCCGAACATAACACTTGAAGATTGTCTAAATCCAGAGCGAGTTCGGGATGTGTTAGGCGTGGCTTTATGTGATCAACATTGATTACGGCACCAGTCTGCGGCGTTGCGCCACAACACATGCACTTCGGTCCGTATTTCAATAAAGCCTGCATTCTTGTTTTTCGCCATGCATAGCTTTCTAAAAAAGATGACTTTGCTTGTTTGCTTTTTTTTGGCAGTTTGTTTTTATTTGCGCTGATTACCTCAAGCATGACGCCCTTGTGCTTGTCCAGATAATCGAGGTTCTTTTCTGCTACGCCAATGCTATGCCCGTGATGCATTTCTTGTAGAAGCTTCACGGCTAACTTGATTGGCGATTCGCCAGCCTGCAAAGGCTTACCCCGAACCGCCCTGACGTACCGGCTTGCTACCCGTATCCTTGATGACTGTGTCTGTCTACCCATGCCTTAAACCCCTATGCTCGGAACCCGGAGAAAGACCCCCCTAACCCCCACAGATTTGTAGAGGCCGAGAGGTACAGGCTATGCCCGTATACCCGTCGGTATGACCCGTCCCGGCGATTTAAGCAGCCCGAGATCGTGACGCTACTGCGCCAACCGGAATTGCACCGGCCCCACTGCTGGCAGATATTTCGTTCCATGCCAAGGGAACTGCGTGGTGGTTTTGACAGGGCCAGAACGGCGCTGTTAAGATTCATCCACGCTGATTGTCTACCCCAAAGCGTAAGGCTGTCCCCCAGCCGCGTCAAGCCCCCGCAAGGGGGTTTGTCGTTTTAGCGGCCTCTCGCGCCATTAGGGCGCCTCTTCTCCAAGACCTGTTGCTGCATCATCTTTCGTACCTGACGAGCGTCAAAGCCTGCTGGAAGCTTTACAAAGCCGAGCTGCAGTCGCATCACCTGAGAAGGTGGAACAACACCGCGGCGAACCCATCGCGAGACTGCCGGAGCCGAAACCCCGAACGCATCCGCGACATCCTTTTTGCGGCCTTGGAAGACCGACAGAATGATATTGATGTCCATACGATGCGGATCTTAACCTAGGTTACAATGAAAAGTACACGCGAAAAATGCATAGCACCGTGTGTACCTATTTTCTGGGTAAGGGTGTTGACTGTTACTTAACCTGTGTTAAGGTACACACATGGTCGGCATGGCGCTGACACAGGAGAAGCAGAAATGAATCAGGCCAACACTACCCGCGAATACCGGGTCAATCGTTACGCCTCTATCGTGGGCTATGGGAACGCATGGCAAGTCATCAACGAGGTCACCGGCCTAACCGGGGAAGTCACTTACCCGTCATATGAGGCCGCACGAGACGGGGCGCGGGAAGTCGGAAACCACTACTACAACGTCGAACGCCGCGCTGGTTGGCGTTGACCGGGAACGGGGCGGTGGCATAAGCCGCCCCTCTCTGGGGGTTGACTTCTAATTAACCTCGGTTACGATAAGCACATAACGACACAGGAGACGGACATGAAGAAGCACTACTGCAACCACTGCGAATCGATGCAAGTCTTCAACGAAGGCTACGGCTTCAACCATCACGGTGACGAAGAGTTCGGCATGTACTGCGACCGCTGTGAGACGTTCGCCATTATGTGCGAAGACTGCGGTTGCCAGCCTGCGATGGACTTCTCTTGTGTCGATTGCCAAGTCGAACTGTACACACAACGTCCTGACGAACTCGAAGCCTGCATCGAGTGGTTGGCCGAGCAAAAGGACGAATGCTTTCAGGTCAAGTTCTTTCGTATCTGTGCCACTTTAGCCCAAGCCAAATTTGCGGAGGCCGCATGAACAACGACAACATTCGCGCTTACCAGAGCGAACTCGACAACATCGTCAAGGAGCTTTCACAGTTCGTTGACAACCCGTCACTCAACGCCCTGATCAAGGGATCGCTTGAGTACGCCTACGCTCTCGGCAAGTCCGAGGGATACGTTCAAGGCGTCCAAAACATGGCAGGTGAAGTGCGATGAAATCACCTTGGCCACAGTTTATCGCGCTGATCGTTCTGTTCCTGCTAGCCGCGGCGATGGACCCTTGCGGCGACGGCGGTTGTTCACGAGCCGAAGAGGTAGCCAGCCATGCACGATGAAGCACCTTGGGGCGTGGACGATCAGAGCTGGTGGCACCAGCAGGATCAGGAGCTGCAGCAGCAGGAAGAAGAGGAGCGGATTGCTAGATGCGATCAAGCCCTCGCAGAGTTGAAGGCAACGATTGAAGACGAACTACAGAAGATCTACAGGAGTTTGCAATGAGTGAGTTGCTGAAGATAAACGTCAACGGACACCTCGAAAAGAAGAACGGCCTCTCGTACCTGAGCTGGGCTTGGGCGTGGGCCGAGGTGCTGAAGGTGGACTCAAACGCGACGTGGGAGCCAATCGAGTACAACGGCATGCCGGTGTGTTTCCTGCCAGACCAATCTGCTCTCGTGAAGGTTCGCGTGACGATTAAGGATCACAGCAAGATTTGCGTGTTGCCGGTGATGAACCATCGCAATCAGGCGATTAAGAACCCGGACGCATTCGCTATCAATACCGCCATTGTTCGATGCCTCGTGAAGTGCATCGCGTTGTTTGGCCTCGGCTTGTATGTGTACTCGGGTGAAGACACCCCGGAGGGAAATGTGGAGCCACTGACAGTTGATCCCCGCGGGGATCTCGGTAAGCAATTCGATGAGACTGTTCGAGACGAGTTCGTGCGCCGGTTCCGCGGCGCGTTCGATCTCGACGCAGAAGAGAACGTCATCGCGCAAGCGGTGCTGGAAGTTCACAAAGAGATCAACAGCGATCATGACATGTACATCGCGGTCGCTGATGCTATGACGCCGAAAGAGCGTAGTGCGATTAAGGCGTATTTGAAAATGGCGAAGGAGGCCAAATGAGCTACGACAATACCAACAAGGGAGCCTTGTTCAAAAACGACAAGGGCGGGAATGAAAAGCGGCCCGACTACCGCGGCGATCTCAACGTCGACGGCGTCGAGTACCGACTCTCGGCATGGATCAAGAAGAGCAAGGGCGGCATGAACTACATGTCACTCTCGGTCGAGCCGAAGGATGGCCAGTCGAAGAAGTCGCCGCCGGTTCAGATCCCGGTCGAAGACTTTGTCGATGATGACCTGCCGCCGTTCTAATGCAACGGATATTTCCCAAAGGAACACAGCCAGACCAGATCGCGAAAGCGGTCTCGGTCTTGGTCCGTGACCTCAACCCCGAGGTGAGCTGGGAGGTAACGATCAAGGCATTCAAGCCTCGACGCTCGAACCAGCAGTGCCGGTATCTGTTCGGGGTGGTCTACCCGTGGATCTTGGAACAGGGAGGCGAGTCCCTGCGCGGCTACACGAAGGAGGATCTGCACGAGTACATGCTCGGCGATCACTTCGGTTGGGAGGTCGTCGAGATCTTCGGGAAGAAAAAGCATCGACCACTGCGGCGGTCGTCGAAGCTGACCAAACAAGAGTTCACTGATTTTCTACAACACATCGAAGTCCGGTGTGCTGAATTAGGGATCGTCATCCCAGAGGTGCAATATGGGTAAAAAGGATATTCCGGTCGATCTGACTGCGATGGAGATGTATCAGGCTGGACTCGTAGGTCTCGCTCGACGCATCGATAGCGTGAGGCGCAACCTCAGCAATACGACCGGGGTGATCAACAGTTGGAACATCGATATCGAAGGCGCACTCGGTGAGATGGCGCTGGCAAAGGCGTTGAACATGTACGCCGGTTTGCCGATCAACAACTACAAAGAGGCCGACATCGGCCCGTACCACGTTCGCACTACCGAGTACGACGATGGGTGTCTGATCCTGCGTAAGGAAGACAAGCTCGATTGCCGCTACGTTTTGATCACCGGCAAGAACGGCAAGTACATGGTGCGCGGTCAGATCGAAGGATACGCCGGTACGAACCCGGCATATTGGCGCGACCCGAACGGCAGGCCCGGAGCCTACTTCGTTCCGCAGTCTGCGCTGGTGGGCCTGTGAACCTGCGTCAGGAGGCGCGTGGGCGTGGCTGCATGGTGCGCCTGCCCGAGGTATGCAACCACAATTCAGAGACCGTAGTGCTTGCGCACGTTCGCTTGGCGGGGATCTCAGGGATGGGGACGAAGTCGCCTGACCTGATCGGAGCGTGGGCCTGCTCGGCTTGCCATGATGCTATCGACCGACGATCCCATACGGATCTCGACAGAGACTATGTCCGGCTTGCGCATCTCGAAGGGATGGCACGGACAATCGCGCAGCTCGTGAAAGAGGGCAAGGCGTGAACTGCCGAAGCTGCAGGCATTCAGTACATGATGGGAAAATGCTTTTCTGCCGTCACCACGAGTGGCCTGCAGATTGGAAATGCAATCACTTCACCTACGAACCGGGAACCGACGAGGTTGAATATGACAGTGGACAACGAAAGCCCACCGGGCGCATGGCGAACGGAGCTCGACCGACGAGGGATCAAGTCAGATCAAGACCTGCGCATCGATGACGCTCTGGCGACGCTAAGGATTCGCGGCCTCTGGACTGAGGCCGCTATCCTATCCACCGAGATCACCGCCATGAAGGCAGAGATCTATCGTCTTAGGCGTTCACAGACCGGCTGATCTCAGTCCAGTACACGCCGCCGACGCCAGTCGTATCACCAGTTTGCAACAGGGTGATGATGTCGTACTGACTGGCCGTGAATGCTGTGCCACCGGAGAGCCGCTTGGCAGTTGCATTCAAGACGAACGCCGTCGAGCTAGGCGAGTGGATATGAAGGATTTGACCGTATACGCCATTCGTGAAATTCGAAATTTCAGACGCTGCGTTGCTAGACGTAACATCGATCCGAACGATTTGGTAGCGAGACAGCGCGGCTATGTCTACGTTCACAGCCGCTCCACCTCCTGCGTTATTCACGGTAACGCGGTAGATGGGCGAGGCAAGATCGCTGGTCAAGAAATCATTCGGAACCACATAACCGGCAGACGTTGCAGCAGCAAAGTCATTGCCTGCGAAGTACGGCAGCGTCGTGATCTGCGGAGCGCGAACGCCCACCAATCCTGCCGTGCCACCGTTAGCCTGCATATTGTTGTTTGTGATCGTGAACGTATTGCCGAGAGCAGAAGTCGTCTCGATCATGATCGCGTTTTCAGCGCCAGCAGCAGCACCACCTAACTCAAGGAAGTTGTTGCTGTCGATAACCATCGAGGAGCTTGCGGTTGCCACAATCGCAGCGCCGCCCCACTTCTGCACAATGTTCTCGGTGAGCGAAGCATTCTGCACATACACCGCTTGGATCGCACCAGAGTTGGTATTCCCAAGGATGCCGTGATTGATAATGACGTTGCCTTTGCAGACCACATTCTTGTGGTTCAGCGTCGAGCCACCATTCAGATTGATGCCGTAGTTATCGTTCTCGTAGCCCGAGGCCGTGCCATCAGGATTACGCGCATCGACGACGTTGTTCGTGATGACGTTATTCGCACCAGCATACGCAGCCGCGTCACCGCTGCTCGACGAGCAAGCGATACCGCCATAACTGGCATAGACCTTGTTGCTGTCGATAGTGATCTCGTAGCCGCCGTGACAGTCAATCGGCTCCCATGCGTTATACGCAGCATAGTTATAACCGACATACCAATCCCAACAGAACGGATTCGCAGCCGCCTTGGTTCCGGCATTCGGATCGCTGCTATATCCGGTCGAGTCATGAGTCAGCGTGATGCCGTACATGTTGCTTGAAGTTCCCGGAGTGATATTCAAGAACTGGTTCTTGGTTGCCACACCGTGATTGCAAGACAGGAATGACGCGCCCGAGTATCCGCAATAGTGAATCTTGCAGGAGTCAAGGAAGATGCTATCGACGAACTGCGCATAGATACCGTGGCCGCCGAACTGCGTGATCTCAACATCGACCAGACGCAAGCCAGACTTGCGAACCGAGGTCGAGGTGCCGATCATCTGAATGCCGTTCTCGTTAGCGACATACACCGAGGCAGCTGGGCCTTGCAGCTTGCCACCTTCGATTGCGAAGTTGTTGGCATTGACCGTGATTGCTTTAACGCCAGCGCCAAGCGTCGGGAAACTCAACACAGCGCCAGCATCGAGCAACAGCGTAATGCCTGTGTTGCCGACCGTGAGAGCGCCGCACTTGTACGTTCCCTTCGGGAAGTAGATCGTGCCGCCGCTTGTCATCGCATTGATCGCAGCTTGAACAAATGCCGTGTCGGTCGTGCTGCCGTCACCCGTAGCGCCAAAGTCTTTGACGCTCACAAGGTCGCGCAGTCGGTCGCGCACATTGCGAATAACAGCGCCGGTCTCAGCGCGAACATACGACACGTCGACAGAGTTGTACGGAGTTGCAGGGCCGGAGGCGACAGTCGGATTGCCGGACGCATCGAAGCCAAGATATTTCTCAGCACGATTCGTTGCGTTCGGGA